CCGAAGAAGCTATTATACCCTCCGACATTCCCTTTGGTCTTGAAGACCTTGATATTGCAGATGACCCACTAGAAATGCAGGTGGGTGGTTTTGTTCCGGGTCAAGGATTTCCTTCTATACCTCCTTTTGGCTCTAATCCTTCCAAGCAACAACCATATGGCACCATGACACAACCGGGTTCTCAAAACATATCTTTCATGCCCTCTCAATTTGCACCTGTGATTGGGAAACCTGTGCCATTTCAACAACAGTTTGCACCGGCAGCACCCGTTACGCCTGTGTTTGGACCGGGGCAACCTGTGGGTGAGCCAAAAGAAACATTTACGTTTGAACAGTTAATGCCCACATCTGGTGGTGTATCTGAAACTCGTGAATATCGTAATGCAGACGGAAAGTCTTTGTACATCCCATTTATTAATGGTGAACCTGTATATCCAATACCAGAGGGGTACACAGAGTATAAACCAGACGCAACGCCTGACCCTACACCCGACCCTGTAACGGCGACTACACCGCAAGACTTTCGTGAGGATGACCCGTCTGATGAACCCGAAGCCCCGCAAGGTGCTTCAGCAGGTTTTGGTGGAGTAAGATATGATTTTGCGCTTGATTCTAGTGAGGCAGTTGCACCGGGATTTTTGGGGTCATTACTGGCTAAAAAAGACCGTGTAATTCTTACGGATGCACAAGGTCGTAAGGCAACCATGTCTCGTGAAACGTATAATGGATTAAAAGAAGATAGAAACTCTCCAGAAACTAAAGCCATGCTTAACAGGTTGTTTGAAGCATCTAGTAAAGCGGACGCTGCTATTAAAGGTGATGAAAGATATGAAAAATCTTTTTTAGGTGATAACACTAAAGAGTTAGATGCTAAAATGGCAAGACAAATTACATCTGAATTAGGAGTAGAGTATACAGGTCAAACTTTTGCAGAGGCAATTATTTTGCAAGAAGATGCGGCAGGTAATGTTGGTACAACTGCTACCACCACGCCACAAACAACAACTGTTACCACCACGCCACAAACAACACAAGTTAAAACTACACTTGAAGCTACACAACAAGCAGGTGCAACTGCTTCAAGCGTGGCTAAAGAAAATATAAAAGCACTAAATGACATTATGAATGAATTAAAAATTCCAGAAAATCAAAAAATGGATTATCTGGTGAAAGCGGCTGCTGGTCAAGGCTCACAAACATTTGTCAGAGGACCAAACCGCGCAAATGCTATCCGCGTTGATTTCTCTACATTTACTCCTGAAGTTAGTGCGGCAGCGCAAAATGTGTTAAACGTAATTGGAACTCGTGGGGATGATAGACTAAAGTCTATGCTAACTTCTTCACAAGAAGTGGCACAAGCGGGAGTGCGTCCAACAGCCGCTGCATCCATCTATAAAGAACCAGACCCTGCGAGAGACATCCTTACGGGTGAGCCGGGTGCTGAAATAGGTAGTGCTTCGTATCGGCAACAACGAAACATTGAAAACAAAATTGGTTCTGCAAAAGCTGCAGACCCAACCCAGTACGCCAAAGACGTTCGGGCAGGTGTATATGATAGCGAATTTGATGCACTTGATAAAGCACGTGCGGAAGTTCGTCTTGAGCAAAACTCACGAACTAACAAAGTTGGTACAAACATCAAAGATACGTTCGGTGAAGAAATAGCTAAAAAAGTTCGTGATGACCAAAGCACCGTTAAAAGTGTAGATAGAGATGGTCAAATTTATTATGACTCTTCTCACGATTGGTCACAAAAAACACAAACTAATATAAACGATAATCCACCTGCTAAAGCAGAAGAAACAGCAGAGTCTCGTGATGATAAAATTGTATGTACAGAAATGTATCGTCAGACACAACTTGATGATTGGAAACAAGCTATAAAAATTTGGGGTGTGTATGAGAAAAAATACTTGACACCCTATCATCAAACAGGGTATCATTATTTGTTCAAACCTTGGGTAAGAGGAATGCAAACCAGCAGTATTCTTACCTCTATTGGTGCATATCTTGCCAAAGCTAGAACGCAGCACCTTAAACATGTTATGACTAAAGGTAAAGCACAGGATAGCTTTATTGGTAATGTCTGGTGTAAAATTATTCACCCAATTGTATATATTACAGGACGGATGCTCTCATGGCAAACGAAGTAACACTTAAAGATTATCAAACTATGGTCCAACGTCGCATGGATAATTTAAACGACGAGGACCGGGAAGTTCTAAGTGGACTGCTAGGCACACCACAAATTCGTGCAATTGGCCGTGTTCTTGGAAGCGAACTTATGTCAGTAATTAAATTATCTGGAAAAGAGTCGCGTAGACGTGGCCTAGCTTCACGTTAAATAGCTAGTTATGTTGGCTACCTAATCCCCCACCCCACGTGGCTACGGTTGGCCCCAACTTGGAGAAAGTGAAATGGCAGAAGCCGCAGAAATCATGGCTGAAGAAATGCAGCCCGAAAAAAAAGTTGCATTTGCATCCCGCAAATATAGCAACGCAGATAAACGAAAAGAAGAAGAAGAAGAACTTGAGCAGATGCTCAAAGAACAACGTGGTGAAGTTGAAGACAGTGTAGAAGATGTAGAAGAAGAACCTACTAGCGCGGAAGAAAAAACATTTAAAAAGCGTTACTCTGACCTTCGTAGGCATCAACAACAACAAGCAGAAGAACTAAAAAAACAAATTGCAGAACTGCGCAATCAGCTTGACACCGCTACTAAAAAAGAAATGAAGTTGCCCAAGTCAGACGAAGACATTGAAGAATGGGCAAAAGAATATCCAGATGTTGCCGCAATCGTAGAAACAATTGCAATGAAAAAAGCGAGTGAGCAGTCGAGCGCACTTGAAGAACGTATCAAAGCAATTGATGAAATGCAACTATCTGCAACAAAGGAAAAAGCTGAAGCAGAATTAATGCGACTACATCCTGACTTTGACGAAATTCGTGATAGTGATGAGTTTCATCAGTGGGCTGAGTCTCAGCCTAAATGGGTTCAGGATGCGCTTTATGAAAATGACGACGACGCACGTTCTGCTGCTAGGGCAATTGACCTCTACAAAGCTGATATGGGTATTGGCAAAAAGAAACCCAAATCAGACAAAGACGCAGCAAAATCTGTGTCCGCAAAGAATAGTCGTAGTAAACCGCAAGAGAACGAAGAAGCATCCTACATAAAAGAGTCAGATGTACAGCGTATGTCTGCACAAGAATACGAAAGTCGTTCTGACGAAATCATGGAAGCTATTCGTTCTGGCAAATTTGTCTATGACATGTCGGGTTCAGCCCGATAAAAAAAGTATTGACAAATGGTTATTTTTTAGTATAACTATAGTCAACAAAGGTGTAAGTGGGTTCGCTACCTGCTTACACTAATCCGCAAACGCTACCGTCTTATGGATTACCTGACGAGCATGGCCCGTTGAATATCTGGTCGGCCAACTAGATAGAATACGCACCCACGTGAATCAGCCTCTGATTAGTCTGGTGAGTTTGCATCTGTAAAATGCTAAATAGGAGATAATATCATGGCATTCAAAACCGCTGCCGGGTATGGTAATCTTCCTAACGGTAATTTTTCGCCCGTAATTTACAGCAAACAGGTGCAGGTCGCTTTCCGCAAGGCCGCTGTTTGTGAAGCAATCACCAATAACGACTACTTTGGTGAGATTGCGCAAATGGGTGATTCCGTTCGGATTATCAAAGAACCCGAAATCACTGTAAAGGAGTACGCACGTGGTGCGCAAATTACTCCGCAAGACCTTGATGATGAGGACTTTACCCTCACCATTGATAAGGCAAACTACTATGCCTTCAAGGTTGATGATATTGAAGAGGCGCATTCGCACGTTAACTTCCAGAGCCTTGCCTCTGACCGTGCGGCTTACCGTCTTGCTGACCAGTTTGACCAAGAAGTTCTTGGTTACCTGTCAGGCTTTAAGCAGTCCGCTCTTAGCACTGCTGCTGGCACCGCTAACGACGTAGTAAGCGGCTCCAAGGCAGTAACGACTGCTGGTTCCGACGAACTTCTTACCAGCATGAAGCTGCGTAAGGATAGCTTCGGCAATATCACTACTTCGTCTGCTGGCGACCACTCAATTCCGCTTGCAGCACGTCTGCCGGGTGCAACTGCACTTCCGACTGCTACTGCCTCTCCGCTGATGGTCATCTCCCGCATGGGACGCCTTCTTGACCAGCAGAACGTAGACACGCAGGGCCGTTGGCTTGTCATTGACCCCGTGTTCATTGAACTGCTCAAGGACGAAGACTCACGTCTTCTGAATGCAGACTTTGGTGGCGCAGGACTGCAAAACGGGCTGGTTATTAATAACCTGCACGGTTTCACTGTCTACACCTCCAATAACCTGCCGTCCGTAGGTACTGGTCCCGCAACCACTGGTTCGGCCAACCAGAACTCTAACTTCGGTGTGATTGTGGCTGGACACTCGTCTGCTGTCGCAACTGCAGAGCAGATTAATAAGACTGAAACTTACCGCGACCCGGACAGCTTTGCTGATATCGTTCGCGGCATGCACCTCTATGGCCGTAAGATTCTTCGCCCTGAAGCAATCGTAACTGCCAAGTACAACGCAGCGTAAGGAGACTGAATCATGGCAACTTTTGACCTCACCTCCTCCGCAACCGCAGGAGTTAACTCTAACTCTATTGCTGCACTTCCGGCAAGCCGTAACGGCCTGAACATGCGTATGATTGAGGGTATCCTCGACATTGACAAGCTGACCAACTATTCTTGCACGAATGGTGACATCTTCCAAGTCGTAGAAATCCCAGCCAATACGATGGTTCTGTTTGCTGGTGCAGAAGTTCTGAAGGCTTTCGACGGGTCTTCTCCTACTGTTGACATTGACTTTGCCGAAGGCGATGACATTGTTGACGGTGGCGATGTTACCAGCACTGGTTTTCTCGCTTCGGGAAGCAACGGTGCTGCAATGACAACTTCTGGCACAATTACGTTCACTCAGCACGTAACTACAACTGACACGATTGATGTTAAACTGATTGCCTCTTCGGCTGACGTTACCACTGGTCGTCTTCGTGTAGTAGCTTGTGTTGTTGACACCAACGGTGCGCAGGAACTTGCAACAGAAGTAGACCGCGATACTCTCGCGTAACTAATATGGGGGGCGGCAGAAGTCGCCCTCCTAACTTTCTA